CGCTGTCGTTGTAATGGGACGACATGATTGACTTGGCGGGCCCCGACAGCCCCTGAAGAAATGCGCCCCCTTCGCTGAATGCCCTTTTGTCCTTCGATATGTCCCCGGCCTTGACGGCGGAGTGAAACTGACTGGGGGTGAAAATGCCTTCCGGAGAAGCCACCGACGACGCCGCCCGATCGACGGTCTTCAAGATTCGATAAGCGGTGTTGATCTTGGAGAACTCGTTGGCGTATTGAGGGTTTGTGCGCTCCAGCAAATCCCGCAATTCGGAATGAAATGCCCTCAGAGCTTCCCCCGCGTCCCTCTCATACTTGGACGACGATTTGGCGAAGCTGGCGGCGTGATCCCTGACGGCGGACATGGCGTCCTGCAGATCGGTCCCGATCAACCTGCCTGCCGGGTCCATCCTGTGGCCGATTTCCCGGTCAATGATGTGGTTGATTGCGTCCTGCTCCTGTTGGGGCATTTGGGCAATGTGGTTCCTCAGCAGATTAATGTTGGAATAGAACTGCGTGTCGTTGAGGTCGGCGTGCAGATGAGGGACCAGATCGTCGTACGCCTTTTGGGCTGTGGTTCTCAGCTGAACAATTCCGTCGTGACCGGGACCGATGGCTTTGCTGGGCAGGCCGGCCAGGGGGCCGACCATGCCGAGGGCCTCGTTAAGAACTGAAACATTCAGATCGGATTCCCCGCGCTTCTGGGCAGCAGTAATGGCATCGCCTAGGCCAAAAAAGCTTCTGGCCTTGTCTTCCACTCGAGCAGCCATCCCACCTAGGGCTTGACCGGGGGTCAGCCTCACGCCAGCATCGATGAGCTTTCTGACGGAATCGTTCATGGAAGCGTTCGGGCTGATCACCCTTCCGACAGCAGACACCGCCGGGGGGAGTACGCCGCCAACTGCCGCCCCCATGGCTACCTGTTCCCCCTTCTTCTTCCAGAAGCTTTGCTGGTCTTCGCCGGAGGTAACAGGGGCCGTAGCCCCGCTGATGGCACCGGTTGCCGCCCCGCTGGCCATTTTCCCCATCATCGTCGGAGCGCCGATTACTCTGCCAGCCATTCCAAGAATCAGGTTGCTGGGACTGGCTACTTCCCCGGCCAATTGAGCCGCGTCGAACCCCGACCGCCCAGCCCCTGCTCGCGCCGATTGATACTCGGCCTCTTTGGCGGCGATGGCGGGGTCGATCTTGTCGCCCAGCCCCATGGCGTGCGCCCCGAGTTGAACTGCGCCGACAACCGGATTGGCCATTCCTTGCATGACTCCGCCAATGGCAGAGCCCCTCAGGTTGCCCCCGGCGCCGAAGGTGTCTCTGATCCAATTGCCGGCCTTCTCGGCCAGCCCAGGCTCTTCCAACTGGTACCGGGACTCCTGCGGAGCATCTTCTTCAAGCACGTAACGTCCCATGACTATCTCCTGATCAACAAGTCTTTGAGGGGAACAGGGTACGAGTCCCCAGGGTAGTTTTGAGTGAGCTGAGCGTCGGTCATATTCATACGCGCCCTGGCCGCCTCAGCCTGCGCTTCACCGGCCAACCGGCGATAGGTCTCGTAACTTGCCTTCTCATAGGCGTCCTTGGGGGGATATCCTGCACTCTCGAATTCCTTGGCCAAATTCAAAGCGTGACCACGGGTTTGAGGGTCAGAAAACATAGATTGTACGTTTCCTCCCATTGGCCATCCCTCTGCGTTCTGAACGCCGTGCTGTAGTTCGTGAGTCAGAACGCCCTTTAGCGACATTGGGCCGGGACCGGCCAACTCGATAGTAGGGTCTGCGTAGTGTCCTGGGAGATAGGCCCCAGACATGGGCATGCCTTGTCCGATTTGTGCGGAGGTGCGCGCCCTCCCCAGCTCAGGATACCCGCGAAACAAGTTGTCGTGTGGGTACAAATCCCCAGCCGATACCCCTCCTGCGTCGGTGGAGTAGTGACCGGGAATGGTTGAGTTCACCTTGCGCATTGCAGACGTACTTACCATGGGTCTGTAGTCAGAAATCTCCTGTACCGCATCTACCCCAGGATGCCCTGTGAACGTCCTAGTCCTGGCCCAAATATCACGAGGGTCAACCCCCTGGGCCTTGAGCTGCAACGCCTCGTCGGCAGCTTCCTTCATCCAAGAAGGGTGCTTGGCTCCAATGAACGTGCCGGCGATTGCGGCCTTGCCTGCCAGACCCTTGGCGAGCGCGGCTAGCTTCATGCCCGCTCCGGGAGGAAGCCATTCTTCGGGGGTTACTTGGCCCAGTCCTGGCTCAGGCTTTCCTGACCGTATGTCCCACTCGGGCTCGACGGGCGCGGGCGGGAGGTTCCGAAGACGAGCTGGGGTCTGCTTTACAGCGTCCGCGTTTAAGCGGAAAAGGTCAAGGAGTCTGGGCATTACGCCGGCACCCACCTTCCTCCGACAGCCTTCAGGCGTTGGCCAGTATGGGAATCGCGGATGGTTTTGCCCTCGTACTCTTTGGGGTCCGGCAAAGAGTCGAAGCTCGTCTTCCCGGCAGCCCTCGACGTACCTGGGATTACCGGTTTCGTTTCCGCCGGCGCAGGAACCGGAGAATCGGGAACCGAATCGTCTATCATCTTGCCATAGACGCTTCGATAGTGGTTGGAGAGTCTTTGTTTGCTGGCTTCGGTGGCCCGGATTAGATTTCCGATTTCGGCCCTGGCTTGCGCCGCCGATTGGGATTTGTCCACGTTCGCCAACTGATTCTGTAGAATCTTGTGTTCGAACTCCGTCACTGCCCCCAGCCCACTGGAACCGTTCTTGCCGGCGGCCTTCAAGTCGTTAAGCGCGGAGAACCCGGCCACGTCCTTGAGCCTCTGAAGGAGCGCCTTAGTGTTGGCGGCATCGCTTCCAGGGATGTTTGGCACGGCCCCACGTATTCCGTAGTTGCCCTCGAGCCCAGGGGATTCCAGCACTTGCTTCGCCACCCCCAGGAGGTTGTCGATGGCCGAAGTAGCCGATTGCAATCCCGTCGTGTCGGCGTGGAAGGCGTTTACCACCTTCTCGTCGGCTGGACCCCCAGGAATGCGCTCCAGGTTACCTTCTCCGGTCCACCGATACCCAGAGGGAGCCTTGGGTTTGTTTTTATTAGACGCAGACGCAACGCTTAGTAGTCCCTCTATGGCCGGAGAAACCATGCCCGACAAGTTAGTACCGCCAAAGGTATCCGCTACCTTCATGGCCCCCATCATCGCTTTCAAACTGGACTCGTCCAGACTGGCCTCCCCTTGCTGCAGGTCCTGACTACCCTTAGCCAGCTTCAGGTCCTCACCGGCCAGTCTGCGTTCCTTCTCTGTATCTCTGCCGAAGTCCACCCGCTTCCCGTTGACCAAGGCAGCCATGGGGTCGTTCTTCAGGTAGTGGCCCTTACCCTGCCCGAACACCTCGACCGGGCGGGTGTAATCCAGTTCCTGCCCCGACTGCCGGGCACTTCCGCCGCCCAGCCTGTACTCTTTACCGGTACGGGTGTTGCGAATCATCCCGGTGCCGCTGGGAACAGGAACGCTTGGGTTGTCGATGGGATTTTGGGACGATTCCTTCCTGAACGCAGACGGGGGTGGTGCTGGTGGCGCGAGGGGAAGCGACGCCTGCGGCGGGGACATAGGCTGAGGACGGGCCACAGGCTCGTTGCTGTAACTGGGTCTCATATCCTCCACGTTCTGAGAAACAGGCCCCCATTCGCCGGTAGCGCCGAATTGCTGGGTAGGCATTGGGTCCCACTCTCCGGTAGCGCCGAATTGCTGCGGCAGTTCCTCAGGAGCCCATTCCCCCGTAGCCCCCTGCGGTCGGCGAAGCCTTCTGGGGTCTTGCCGCATTCCCGGCATGATGTCCCCCATGGACAGATTGAGCATATCAGATAGGTTCATTTCAACCCCTTACCAGGTGGAGGTGCGAGACTTCTCGCCAGCATTGATCCGGCCAGTACCTATGGCGTTCTTGGCCGCAGAGTTGCGCGAGTTCATGAGGTTCTCGTCGTAGCTGGTCAGGGCCTTCAGGGCCGTCCCGGCTTGGTCTTGGTACCCCTGCTGGCGCAACCCCAGCTCTTGATTGGACGAGCTCATACGGCCCAGGTTGTATTGGTTGCGCTGACCCACAGCGGAAGACAGCCGATTGAACTCATTGCCGTATTCCTGAGACGCCGCGCCCTGTCCGTAGTCGGCCAGAGCTGCCAGCGTGTTGCCCGAGTTCAGCATGCCCCTCGACGCCGCCGACCGCTCCAGGGCTTGTTGCCCCTGGTTGAATCTGAACTTGTACGCGTTGGTGTCGGAAATGGAGTCCGGGTTGTTCATCAGCTGGGTAAGACGCTGCTCGTATGGGTTGTCGTACTGCTGCGAGCTGGCCCCGTAGTTGCTCATGACGCTCTGGGGAGGACCGCCCAAGTACTGCTGAATCTGGGACAGGTAGTCCCTGCCCCCTCCAATCTGTACGGGGGAGCTCAGCTGGGTGGCCTGCTTCTGCTCCTGCAGCTGGGAAGCAAGCATGGCAGCCGGAAGGGTTTGGCTGACCCCGTTATACATACGGGTGTAGTTGCCCCTACCGTCGGGCTTCCACCCAGATGATGCGGCGTCGGCGTCCAGGGTCGGAAACTGCTCCCTCAGCCGGTAGTACGCGACGTCATCGTCCATGCTGCCGGACATGCCCCCGCCGATCATCGGCGCATTGTCAAACAAGGTGGCTCCCATGTTGCTCTCCTAGTCAAGCTCAAGGGCGGCCAGCTGAACCGGAAGCGCCCCTATGTGGATCAACTCAAACGCTCTGCGCCGATACTTGCCGCACCGGCGCAGCCTTGACTGCGGGTCCGACAGGTTAATTCTGCGCCCTTTATTGTATGAAGTATAGTCGTCATCCGACCACCGTACCATGGCCCCGCTTCCCTGCTTCAACCCGACGACCCTCATCTGGCCCAGGGTCTTCCATTCCTCGCTGCCGCCATCGACCTTGGGGGTGCGTATCACCAGCTTGATGGGGGCGCCGGAATCGTCATAGGCTGAGTCGCTGATTTCGCACAGCGCCCCAGTAGTCTCGTGGAGCACCAAATCCTTGCCCGCTGCGTTCACGTACCGGGTGTACTTGAAGTACGACTCAGTGTATCCGGTGGCGGTTATGGAGCCGGTAGCCGGAGTGGTGGTCGATGACGGGACCTCATAGGTGAAAGAGTTGGCATCCACGTAGTTGATCTGGACCAACCCATTGTACGCAGAGGGGGTTGCCCCTGAGATCGTCACAGGGTCGCAATCGGAGAAGCCGTGGGCGGTACAGGACACAGTAGCCAGTCCTCCCGTCTGGGAGATCGTGCACGATTTGGGGGCTTGGGCCGTCAGGCTCGTCCATTGAGCCCAGGAGTTGCTGGTGGCGTCGTAGGCCAGGGTGATGCCAACGGTCTTCAGCCCCAGGACGTAGAACGAGTGGCCGGCGATCT